CCAGCGACCGCGCCAAGCGCGGGGCCAATCAAGGATGTCCAATCGAAAGAGTCAGCCACGGCTATACCCTCCAGTTGTATGAATAGAGATTCGGGGTGAAGGGAGCAAAATTGGGGTTGGCGTTCGCCGGGTTCCCGCCCGAGCCATTCACTTGCCCTTGTTTGCTTCCGAGTGCGCCGCCTAGCAGCCCCACACCGGCCTTGGCGATGTTTAATGCGCTTGTCGGGTTATCGGTGATCCACTTTCCAACAGAGCCAAACAACCCCTGACCGCTCCCCGCGTCAACAGCCAGTCCCCCGGCCCCCAATCCGTCCGCCGCGTATCGCAGGCCGGTCGTCGGGTCTATGAACGCGCCGCCATCAATCGCTGCGCCCGTGGCGGGGTCGAGGACTCCATCTTTGATCAATAGATCACGAAGCGGATCGGCGGAATCGGTAGATGCCAGATTAAACACCCCGCTTACCGAGTCATACATGTTCGACCCGAATTGTTTGATTGTGTCCAAAAACCCCAACGACGATCCAGTGCTTTCAGGAACGCTATAGCCAACAGCCTTTGCCATTGCGCCCGTGTCGAACGAGTTTTCAGCGAGCAATCCGCTTGTCGGTGAGCCGCCAAGCGCATTCATCGCGCCCGCTCCAGCAATCGCGCCGATTGCGCCTAGAACGGCGTTCCCTTCCATGCCTAAATGCTTCTGATGCGTGGCCCGCCTGTGTGCCTGTAGCGCCACGTTCTGATCAGTCATGGATTTTGCATATTCCGGCGTGATGCCATATCGCGCCGCCATCGCCGGATCGATGCGAGCCAGCATGTCTATTTGCGTGATGACGTCAGGAGCACCGCTGAATCCATACGCGCCGGGAAGTCCAGCCAACTGCAAGCCGACATCTGTTTCAGGGCGCTGCCACAAATCCGGTATGAAGCTATCGCCCGCGACTGGCTGCCAGAACGGGTTATAGGAACTGTTCGCCCGCGTCCTCAGCAATTCATCTGGGTTCTTGCCATAACCATATTCGGATTTGGCCGGGTCAAGCACGTTGGCAGTGAACCAGTCGGTGATGGCCTGCTGATCGCTATCGGCTAGCGATGCCCATGGCAGACGCCCCGAGTAGGACAGCCCGCCCTGATAGAGTTTGTTCTGTCCGTTCCACCAATCGGCCGCCATGCCGGTATCGTTTGCCGGAGTGGCTTGATAGGTCGGGCCATAAATGGCCATCAGTTCATCCGGCGTCATCTGATGCCGAATGTCCTGCTGTTTGGACCAATAATCTTCCCATGCGCCCATTTTGATTTCCTAGTAATTCAAAAGACCGCGATTGAATGCCCACCCATTTGATTGCAACCAGTCTTGGTTATAAGGCGAGCCAAAAGGGTTCGAGTTTTGCTGCACGGAGGATTGACTTGACGACTGGAATCCCTGCGGCATCTGGTTATAGGCATAGGGTTGCCACTGTTGCACCGCTGGCAAAGCGCCAGCCGGTTGCCACTGCTGACCAGTCTGCTGAAATGTGTTGGGTTGCCAGTTGCTACCGTCGCTGATGCCAAATATTTGATTGCTGCCTGAATTCCCAAGCAGCCCATCTGCCATGCCGCCGACTTGCTTGAAAGGTTCGCCGCTGCCTGCGCTGGCCAACATGCTGTTGCCGTTGTAACCAGACACAAGGGCATTGCTTCCGGATACCGCCGCGTCATAGTTGATGAATTTCAGCGGCATTTGCCCGCCGTAGTAGTCCCATGCGGATTGCAGTTGGCTAGGGTCGGTTATCCATTGGCCGTTGTAGTAATACTCATCGCCATTCGCGCCCTGCCGGACGGTTTGCTGACTATATGGACTGGTGATTGCCATGATGGCTCCTTAGACCTTGTAGTGACCGGAAACGGCGATATAAGTATTGACGCCGACGTATGTGGCAAACGTCAAATCAGTCGTGCCCGCTGCCGCAGCAGCCAGCCCCTTCATCAGGATTTGTGAGGCATTGGCACTAATCGCGCCGGTAATGAATGTGACGTTCGATGCCAGATTTGCGAAATACCCCACCGACACGGACGCCACGTAATTCGACGCCGAGCTTGAATTGAACGGCAAGCCCTTGATCACCCACGGGCCGCTACCGCCAGAGCCAAGCGTAGAGAGATAGCAGTAGCAATCGAAAAACACCGTGTCGCCGGACTTCGTGTAATCCGCTCGCAATACGGTCGTGGCTCGTCCGGTTCCGGCAACCGCGCTATCAATCACTGGCGTCCACGATCCTGTTATGTACTCAGGAGACACAAAGAGCCAACTGGTGCCGTCGTAGTAGTACAGGCCCGCGCCATATCCCGGATTCCAGCTTGATCCGTCCGCATAAGCAAAATCGCCATCGCGCGGCTTTAACGGTGCGACGTAGAGCTTTTCCTTGCCCCCGCTGGCAATGATGTCCAGCGCACCCTTGATGTTCCGAAACTCGTTTTCGGCCCAAAGCGGGAAATCTGACGCGCTAATAGGAGCCGTGACAGGCGCATACCGATATGAATTGTTGTTAGGAGTTCTCACCATGCCCCCGTGTATTCAAATTCAATATCGTAGGAATCTAGCCGCCAATCGGTATATCCCGATATTTCAAATTTAACGGCAAGGTAGCGCCCGTCCACAAGGAACGGGACTGGAATGTTAGAGCCGGGATCGTATGTGCGAGATGTATAGGTAGGAGTCCCATAGGGAGTGTCAGAATACCCAACAGATATTGTGACGGAGCCAGTATTTCTGGTGGTCATACGCGGCCTAATGCCACGAATTACCTTGCGTCGATTAGTATCGCCAAGCGCCAAGCCAACACGCTCTATATAGCCTGCATCAGACAAGTTGCTGCCATCAACTGTTGTGACCAAATTAACTTTCGCCCCAGATGCAAGAATGGTTCTCGGTGAATAACCATTAAGCCCATCACCCATTAAGCCAGCAGAAGTCATACCAGAACACCCAGCGTAAGCAACTGTATTCGCTGCAAGCTCACGAAAACTTGTCGTGTTATGCCTATAGTTGTATACAAGAGCTTTATTTGGGTATTGTTGGTTTACGCCATATGGATAAACAACCAATACTTCATTGTTGTAAATGTCATGCACAACGAACGTGTTGTAAGTGTAATTGACATTGATTTCCGAGAAAAATGCTTTCTTGAAACCCGATGTGAAGATTGACTTTGCCGATGCCCCATCATGGATAATGATGTCGGAGTTTGTGACGACGAAATGCTGTCCATTGATTTCAGCAATGCAGTTTTTTGAAAGCGCGCCCGATGTCCCGATCACTTTTGTAAAAGAGTGAACATAAGGCCCGCCCGTATTATCCATCCGCCATATTGAGTTATTCTTGTAAATCATGAATGAACTACGCAACTGCGCGCCATCAATAATGATGTCACCGCCTTCTGCTAAATCGTATTCCCCCGCGTCTTTGGTGGCATCCGTTTGATCCCATGAGGAAGGGAGAGCGCCGGGGTCGGCAGGATGCGACCACTTCACCATATACGGATATTCAACCCACGAACCGCCGCTGAGCCTCGATACGGACAGAGCGACGAGAAAATTCTTGTATGACCTTATCGCGCTAGCATTGGTATTTGCTGGCCAATTAGGCATTGGGATAAATTTATTGCTCGTCTGCAAATCCCAAGTAAAGATAGGATTGGCATAAGCACCAATGCCTCTATTCACAATCGGAATTCCAGACAGCGATGCAATCGTCGCCGAATTGTTTAGATTGATGGTGTTGCCAGTTGTAGAGGTGACGTTATAGCTTGTGCCGCCACTGATAACAATGGCCTCGCCATTTGTCCCATAACAGAGCAAATAATCAGACCCAGCCACTCGCGCCTTAGAAACAAGCGCAGTTGTAACCCCTGATAACGCGCTAGTAGCAATATCTTTGCAGACAGTGGGGCCATACACAACACCATCAGCAAAATGGACGTTCTTCCCGTCTGTCCATACGTTTACTGGCAATTCATGGGGCGACGTTCCCTTGACAATACCAACCTCACCGATATTGTTGACTGTCTGAATTGGCATCAGCTTGCCCTCACAATCATGGTGGAGCCGGAATACCAGTCAATCGAATTGATGTTTTGCACGGCCTCTTGATACTGCTGCTGAAAGACCGGCAATCGAGGGTCATTCGCAATGAATGGTTGCGCCGCGCACAGGGAAGCGAACAGGTAAGCATTCGGCCATGCGGTAATCAGCCAGTTGGTTGGACTGCCGACAGAGAGCGCGGGGATTTTTTGCTGGTAGGTTAGCTCCAGCGTATGCGCTGCATCTGGAATGGGCGCGAGTTGTATCTGGCTACCGATCACAGTAAATACCACTGGTGTGCCCGTTCGCGTGGTGGAATAGTCCGCATAAAGCTCGTCCGGAGAAATGTACTTGAGCACCTGATATGGAGAGGATGTGGTCACGACGAGCCGCCGCATTCCCATCATGTCGGTCGGCAAACTGACGTAAGCATTGCTTGCGGTACAGGTCAACGTCGTCCGCGATTCCATCGATCTGACGTGCAAATCGGCTGAGAGATTGGCTTCTGCAATGGAAATGAAGTCAGGGATATAGCTAGTCAGGTCGGAGCGATGCAACCAATCTCCGATTGCTGTCTGTAATGTGGTGTAGTTCGTGATTGCCATTTACACCTTCCCCGGCCAGATGCGGAAGTAAGCCAAAGCCGGATCGTTCAATACGCGCTTGAGATGATCCGGGCTTTGCATAAAATCCCGATAGGTGATGTTGTGGTCGTTGCAATACTTCTCGACAACAATCACCGGGATATGTGCGGCATGCTTGAAGTCAGAAGAGCCATGCAAGCCCTCGTTGTGCAGCGCCTTGGCATACTCCACGTTGGTGGTAACGTCCTGCTCCCAACCAACAAAGGACTTGCCATCCGCCTCGGCATACTTGAGCATTACAGGTTATCCAGCGGAATGACGTTGCACTTGCCCGCAGCCGCGTCCTGAATGGCGGCAATCTTGGTCACGCCATTGGGCACATGCAGAATCACCGCATCGGCAGGCTGTACCAGAATGTCGTTAGCGGTTGCCGTCGCGGCAGTGGTGCCCAACTTGACATAGCAAGCCGCAGTCGCCGCCACCCGCACATAGCGCGGATAGTTGCCGTCATTGGCTACAGGGATCGTGATAGAGGTAGACGCTGCTCCGGTCGTGATTGTGGAGCCGGTCGCAAATACGGTAATGAAATCGTCCATTGCAATCCTTTGGGAAAGAAAAAGGGGCGACCCGAAAGCCGCCCCTGCATCAAGTCGCTAGGACTGATTAGGAGTTGTCGTACACGCCGCCGTTATGCTTCGGAGCGCGGGCTTCGATAGCGAATTCGACAACCAGTTGCTTCTTGATCGCGTCGCCCGTGGTAGCGAGGTCGACCGTCTGGAACGGACGCAGGTAAGCGATGGCCCAGCGATCAGACTGCAACACGAACACATCGCGGGTGCGCTGAATCCGGTTCGGGATCGCCTTCAGTTCGCCGAAGTCCGACACATACACGTCGATAGCCGCAAACAGCTTGCTATCTTCGCCCTTGTCGTAACGGGTCGAGTTGCCGGAGAACGTCGAGAAGGTCTGCTTCTGCGCCGGAGCCATCATCACGATGTCAGGATTGCCGCCAGCGGTATAGACCTTTTGCAGTACGTTCTTAAGCTTGGTTTCGGTAAAGGCGGTCGGCGTCGTGCCGTCCGTGTTGGTCGTGCCGTCCGTGGTCGTATAGACCGGAGCCACATAACCGGACACGGTATCGACGTTATCGCCGATCCAGCATGGCAGGCCCTTGACCTTGCGCGGCGAGGAAGTACCCACCCGCGAGTTGGTCAGGTCGTACTCCATGTCGCGCTTGAGTTCGACGGAACTCATGCTCAGTTGATAGCCCATTTCGTCCGCGCGCCCTGCCGACTTGACGGCCTGTTGCGTGCCGGAAACCGTGACGTTCTTGGTAGCGATCTGCGTGCGCGAAGCCAGGCGAACGGTAGCGGTGACAGACTTCGCAGTCGCATCGTCGCCTTCGGCCTGTGCGTTAGACGCAGCCGCCGCAAGCTCTTGGGTTTGCCATTCATGCAGCGTGCCGGTCGCTTTCGCTTTCGCGCACAGAGACAGGAACGGAGTTTCGGACGGGGTGATCCGGGTAATGAAATCGGTCAAGTCCTCACGGTTGCCCACCGCAGAGGTCGAGACATAGGTATTGGTAGGTACAGCCATTTAATTTCTCCTAGAAGGATTCGGTCGGCATCACGCCGAGCGTTAAAGCAAGGAAGCGAATACAGATGCGGCATCCTGCATGGAGCCTGACTTGGCAAACCGCTGATAGGTCGCCGTGCGCTTATCGAGGGCGACACCCTCGGCACCCGGACGCTCAACCTTTTTCGGGAGCGTTTCGACCTTCTTCGCGGCAGCTTGAGCCTTGGACACCATCTGGTCATAAAGCATGGCCTTGCGAGCCATCAGAATGGCGCGGGAATCCGCTACGTTGTTAATTTCGCCATCGGAGAATCCGGCATCTTGCAGGAATTCCCGAATGGCGGTTTTTTCGGCCTTGGCTTTGTTCGCGTCCTTCCAGTCGGGCAACTTGGCAAGCAATTCGGCTTGCTGCTGCTCCAAATGTTTGGCATACGCTTGCTGCTGTTCGGCCTGTTGAATCTGCGCTACCTTCTGCTGTTCCGCGAACACCTGTTGCAACTGTGCTTGTCTCGATTGTGCGAGATGCTGTTGCTTGAGGTACTCGACAGGATCGCTTTCAAGTAGTGCTTGCCAATCAACCTTTGACGACTCTTGTAATTGCGCTTGCAATAGGGCGGTCGCCTGATTCAACCCTTGCATGTACTGCTGTCGCTCTTGTCGAGCCTTGGAAATCTCGGATTCAGCGGTCTTGCGCTGCTCCGCGACTTCCATTGTCTTGCGTGTGTAATCCGCTTGACGCTGATAGCCGTTCTTCAACTCCGAGAGCTTGACGTCGACATCCTGGCCGTTGATCTTTACGGTGACGACAGGATCATCTTCGGCTTGCTCTTCCGGTTCCGCTTCCTGCGGTTCCGGTTCCGCTTCCGCGTGTTGTCCTGGCTCTTCCGGTTGAGGGTCGAGCATGTTGGCAAAAGCGGAGGCGGCTTGATTGACATCCAGCACCGCCGGTTCAGATGCGACAACGTCGCTTGTCTGATTGTCGGACATTGTTGTGTTACTCCAAGAAGGATCGGAACGTCATCACGACGTGCCAAATGCCCAATAAAAAAGCCGCACAAGGCGGCTTGATCATCCCGATTGGGCGACGAGTGAAGTACTTGGATAGAGGACCGAGTTGCCCGTCAACATCGCATGCAGGCGGGCTAAATCCCTTTTAGACGGTCTGCGAGTGTGCGCTTGTGCTCCAGTTCCAGTTTCGCCAGTCGCCCCGTTTCCAGCCTCGTTTGCAGTGCCGCCCTGGCCTTGTAGAGCATCTGGAGCATCAGATAGATTTTTTCGCGGCCTTCCGCGTCCCTTGCGGGCGAAGATTTCCATGATTCTTCCAGTTCCTTTTCGATTGACTCAAACGCCCACAGGAAAGCATCGTTTTCCAACACTTCCCGCGCTTTGTCGCCTTGGTAAATCCGTTCTTCGATTCTTACGCCGCCATCAATAGACATTCCAAATCGTCCTCTTCCATGTCCCTAGCGACGATGGCCTCTAGGATTCTGAGTTGTTCGCGGATGCGCTCATTCTCTGCCAGCCATTCCGCGACCCAATCCCTGACAATGCTTTCCTGTGCATCTATTTCTGCCTTGGGAGCCTTTATCAGCGGCTTGGGTATCTCTACCTCAACCCCTTCCAGCTCAACCGCAGGAAGGCTTCTGTTGCCCTTGACGCGGGCAAGAATCTGCATCACCTCTCGCAAGGTCGCGCATTCAATGATTCCGTTGCGCGTCTTGACTTGGAACCGCTTGCGCTTGATCGAGTAATCAGGCGCACCGCCAGCATTGGCACTCTGTACGTCAGTATCGAACTGCACCCACGAACAACGGACATCACATGTTGACGCGTTGGTGTCGAATTCGATCCAAGAGCATCGAACGTCACATGTTGACGCGTTGGTGTCGAATTCGATCCAAGAACAACGGACGTCTACCGAACTGCCGCCGCTTGCAGAAGCACTCGGAGCTGATAGTGTCAGCCCCGAGGCTGCACCACTCGCTATCGCATCGCCTTTGCCGCTTCCAGAGGGCGCGGTGAGGGAAATAACAGGAACGGAGCCTGTCGCACTACCATTCATCAGAAGTGGAATCGAGTAGGATCATATGCTTTCCATTTCAATCGAAAGAGTCGAATAGTCTGTAATCCCGGCAATCTCGCCCGCAGTCAAGGATTGTGCATAGGTCGTTGCTGTCGTCGGCAAAGTGACATGCGTCCATTCCTTGACCAGCGAAGCGCCGCACATCAGCCGAACTTTCACCCCGTTGCTTGACGGACTCCAAACGCGGTAGCTCACCACTTTCCCGCCTGATCCAGAGGCGGCATTAAGCGCCATCTTGCAGGCGGTCAATGTGTTGGCATAGATGTAATCAGCATCATCCGGCGTGGCTTCGTCCACCATTGGATAAAGCGCCGAGCCGGTAGAGGGCAGCCAGCCGCCGACGACAGAATCAGAAATGGGCCGTGCAACCGTAGGGCTTGCGCCGCTGGCAGTTCCAGTGGGCGCAGAGAGCGTAAAACCGATAATGTCGCCGGTCGCAGTCGCGCTAACCGTGACATATCCGCTAGGAGCCGACAGCGTGATCGATGAAATATCACCGCTTGCGACCGTGCCGCTAAATGCCGATCCTGACGGAGCGGAAAGCGATAGCGCCGCAAGACTGCCAGAGGCAACCGCAGTGCCAGAAGCAGAGCCAACAGGATTTGACAGGCTGATATAACTAACCGAGCCTGTACCTACACCATCCCCTGAAACCGTGCCACTCGCGGAACCCGCAGGAACGGACAGCGAAACTAAAATCGGCGAGCCGGTCGCCAGCGCACTGCCCGCCGCAGAACCCCCAGGAGCAGTCAGGGACAGGTAAGCGAATGAGCCTGTTGCAACAGCACTGCCCGCCGCAGAGCCTCCGGGACTCGTCAACGATAGAGCAGCAAATACTCCTGTGCCCGTGCCGTTGCTTGCGCTGCTGGCCGTACCTGTCGGGCTAGTGAGCGTAAGCCCCTGCAAACTCCCCGAAGCAACTGCATCACCACTCGCCGCGCCAGCCGGAACCGATAGGGCGATGGCAGAGAGTGAGCCTGTTCCTGTGCCGCTACTTCCACCACCCGCATCCGGAACAAATAAATATCTGATCGGCATGGCTTACGGCGCGAAGATTTGCCAGGGGTTTGCGGAGATAGATTTAATCT